GCCTGGCGCTTCCTCCCCCACATCGACCCGGCCGAGCAGGCCCGCTGGGCGCGCGACCTGGCCACCTGGCACGAGCGCCGGGCCGCCACTGCCGACAGCGCCGCCGATCGCGACGACCACCTGCGCGCCGCCGCCAGTTGCCGCCGCACCGCGGCGCAGTGGGACGAAGTCACCCCAAGGCCTGCCGCAACCTCGCGGTCGGCCCAGGGCACGTTGTTTTAACGTCGGCTTGATTGTTACGAACCGGCCCCGTCAACCGGGGCGAATGTGAGGGAGTGAGAGATGGCATTTCCCGGCGAGACCAGACTTCGAGAAGACCTGGCAGGAGCAGAGCGGCATGAGTCGATGTCGGCAATGATCAAGATTGTAGACATGAAGGCGGCGCTGAACGAGATCGAGCGGCTGACCAAGTACGTCGAAGCATTCCGCCGGGAAGAGGTGCGCGCCGACGCCCTCGCCACGAAGTTGGACGATGCCCAGGACGAGATCGCGCGGCTGCGGGCCGCCCTTGATCGCGCCAACGATGACCGCGACATGGCGACGGCCAAGGCGTTCGCGGCCAAGGCCGAGGCGGGGCGGCTGCTGGCAGCCCTTCGCGCCGAGTGCGATCAATGGGTGGCCGCTTTGGCCCGCCGCGGCCTCGGCACCTTCGGCTTTCAGGTTGTCGCCGGCATCGACCGGGCGGATGCCAAGACGGTGGAGCACGCCAGCGACTGCGCGATCCACAGCGGCCCTGCCCTGCCGCCGGGGCAGTGCGATTGCGGCGCCGATGCGGCCGCCCCCACGACGAAGCCAGAATGGATCGCGGCTGCCGGGGCGTTCCTCAACGCCTGCTACGGCTACCCGCCGGGGTCGGCGGCCGAGACCGCTGCTGGCATCTTCGCCGAGCACGTCGAGAGCGCGGACGGCGACGAGGCCGCGGTGCTGCGCGGCGTCAATCCGAAGACGGCCGCCTTCGAAGCGGCGACGGAGGAGTTCTGACCATGCCCGACACCGACGCCCGCACATCCCGAATGCTCGACTACATCAGCGACGGCGGCACCGAACGCGATCTCCTGCTGGCCCAAGCCGATTACTGCCCGGCCTGCATGTGGATCAAGGCCTTCTCACTGCCCCAGCATCCGCCCGAGACGTGCGAGCACTGCGGCAGAGACGGACTTCGCACGCAACCCTACTAAACTCGGTCTGACTGTGACGGACCGGAACCAATCCCCTCGGGGATCGCCACCAGCAGCGTAATTCGTCTGGCGTAGCGGGGCAGGCCGCAGAGATGGGGTGAAACTCCCTCGACCCGGACACGCCGGGAGGCCCGTGGAAATCGGGCCGCTTTGTAACTGCCTGAACTCGGATTAACAGACAATGACCGCCACCCCCGACCGCCACCGCCTCTACGCCCGCCTCCACCGCGCCGCCAAGGCGGCCGGCTACGACGAGGCACGGCGGCGTGCCCTGATGGCCGAGGCCACCGGCAAGACGTCCGCCAAGGAATTGTCGGATTCCGAACTGGAGGCCCTGGCCCGCCAGTTCGAACAGGCCGCCGGGCCCAGCCGGCGCCGCGCCGACACGCCCCACGCCCGCCTGTGCCGCGCCCTGTGGCTTTCGCTATGGCATCTGGGGGTGATTCGCGACCCGGCCGAGCGTGCCCTGGCCGCGTTCGTCAAACGCCAGCACGGCGTTGACGACCTGCGCTTTGTCGCCGGGCGCGAGGCGGCGCCGGTGATCGAGGGGCTGAAGGCCATGGCGGCCAGGGCCGGCGCCGATTGGGGCCGCTGGCCCGGCATGCCGGCCGAGACCCGCGGGCGTTACGCGGTGCTGGCCGCCCAGTGGGGCCGGCTGAAGGCGGCCGGCGCCCTGCCTGCCGGCGACCTCGCTGCCTGGACCGAACATGTGGTGGGGCGCGTTAGCCCGGCCATCTGCACCGCCGCCGAACTGGACCAGCTGATTCGCTCGCTCGGTCCCAAGGTGCGCGCCGTTTCAAAGGCCGTTGAACAGGGGGCGAAATGAGCGACTGGTCCGGCATCATGACCGTCATCGCCGAGGCGGCCGGCGACGCCGCGGCGCTCCAGATCCAGCATGCGAAGGGGGGTCTGGAGGCGGTGTCCTTCCCGCGCCCGGAACACCTGAACCCCAACCACTGGCTCGTTGACCTGGTGGGTATGGAGGCGGCGACTGCCGTGTGCTCTGCCATTGGCGGGCGCAAGGTCACAATTCCCATGGGTGCCACGGCCAATCTGGGACGGCGGTGGCGTGCCATGCAGACGGCCATGGAGGGCGGCGCCAGCAATTCCGAGGCAGCCCTCGCCGCCGGTGTTCACCAGCGCACGGTGCGCCGCTATCGCGGCCGCGCCGGCTTGCGCCGCGACCCTGGACAGGGGAACTTGTTCTAGGAGGGCGCACGAAATAGTCTGTCCGCGCATATTGGTTTCCCGCCTGGCGCGGACACTGTCCGGCCCGTGCCCCGGACAATGTCCGTCTAGACTCGCCCCATCGCAACCGCACCCCGATGGAGGCCAAACCATGCCCGCCCCCGATTTCGATGCCTGGCTGGATGGGCTGGAGCCCCGCTGGGTGGTGGCCTTGACCCTGTGGGGCGAGGCCCGCGGCGAGGATCATCAGGGCCGCCTGATGGTTGCCGACGTCATCGAGAACCGCTTCGACCGCGCCCGCGCCTACCGCGCCCGGAAGGGCTGCGCCCACCGCTGGGGCGAGACGCCTGCGGCCATCTGCACCAAGGCCTGGCAGTTCTCGACCTGGAACGAGAACGACCCCAATCGCGCGAAACTGCGCCGGGTGACCGAGGCCACCCCCGTCTTCGCCGAGTGCCTGGAAATCGCCGACGCCCTGCTGTCGAACCGGCTGGGTGAAGACCGCACCGGCGGCGCCACCCACTATCTCAACCCCGAGGTGGTGCGCGCCGCCGCCGGGCGCCTGCCCGATTGGGCGACGGAAGACGCCCGCACGGCCATCCACGGCCACCACCACTTCTACCGGGCGAACTGACGTGGATCTGATCAACATCGCCCTGGGCCTGGCCCAGTACATTCCCACCGCCATCCGCTACCTGACCGGCGACGACGAATCCAAGGCCGCCGCCGTCGCCGACCAGGTGGTGGGCGTCGCCAAGCAGGTGACCGGCAAGGATTCGGCCGAGGACGCCTTGGCCGCCATCAAGGCCGACCCGGCCATGGCCTTGCAACTGCAACAGGCCTGGCTCACCCACGAGCTGGCCCTGGTCCAGGAGGAGACCCGCCAGCTGGCCGAGATCAACGCCACCATGCGGGCCGAGGCCGCCAGCGCCGACGCCTTCGTGCGCCGCTGGCGCCCGACCTTCGGCTATGCGGTGGCCTTGACCTGGACGGCCACCATGGTGGCTATCAGCTGGGCCATCGTCGCCCAGCCGGCCCAGGCGCCGGCCATCATCTCCGCCCTGGTCAACACCTCGCCGATCTGGGGCGTGGCGCTGGGCGTCCTGGGCATCGCCGTGGTCAAGCGTTCCGACGACAAGGCCCGCGCCAACGGCCAGCAGCCGGCCGGCCTGTTCGACGCCATTCGGGGGGCCAAGCGTGGTTGATATCTGCGATTTGGCTCAGGCCCACGAGACGCGCGTCCGCCGCCAGCAAGTGGAACGCGCGGTGGCCGTCGCCCGCCGTGGCGGCGAGTCCGCCGAACACTGCGCCTGGTGCGGCGAGGCGATTCCCGAGGCGCGCCAATTGGCGGTGCCCGGCTGCACCACTTGCGTCGGCTGCCAGGCCGAGTTGGAACGGAGGCACCGCTGATGGAGTGGGATCTGAAGACCATCGTCGCCGCCATCGGTATCGGCTGGGCGGTGCTGTCCACCGCCCTGGCGGGATGGCTGTCCAAGACGTTCGCCGCCAAGGCCCGCGTCGACCAGCTGGCCGCCGAGGTGGAGGCAGCCAAGGCCCGCCTGGCCGCCGGCGAGACCCGCTTCGCCACGTTGGAGGGCGCCATCCACCAGGTCGAGAAGGCGGCTGAGGGGGCCAGGCAGGCAGCCGATCGCGCCGCCGAGGCGGCCGAAAAGGTCAATGGGGTCGAGATCGAGATCGCCGGGCTGAAAGGCGCGTTGCAGACGCTGCAGGCCGCGCTCGATCCGATCAAGCACTTCACCACCCTGATGATCGAAGGCCACATGCAGTGGGAGGTCGGCAAGAAATGACCGCCGTCGACGCCGTCAACGCCGACCGCCGCCTGGTGCTGCTGCGCCTGCTGGTCGACTACAGGGGCACGCTGAATTCCTCGGTGCTGGAAAGCTCGCTCCGGGCCTTTGGCCACCAATACATCGATCGCGCCATGGTCGCCGATGATATCGCCTGGCTGGCCGCCCGCAAGGCTGTGACCACCGAGGATCTGGGGCACGGCGTGCTGGTGGTCCACATCACCCCCAAGGGCGAGCGCATCGCCGCCGGCCACGAATGGGTGACCGGCATCGCCCGCCCCACGCCGCGCTGACCCCATGACGCGCACCTCCAAGGTCGACCGCCTGCCGGCCGAAATCCGCGAGCTGATCGCGGAACTGCGGTCGGCGCATGGTTGGACAGTGGCGGAGATCGAGCAGGCCCTGCGGTCCCTGGCGGCGGGCGGCCGTCCCGCTTTGCCCGCCGGCCTGCCGCCCGAACTGGCGGCGCCGCCGCCGATCAACACGGCCCAGCTGCCGCACTACTCGAAGCTGGCGGCTCACGTCCAGGGCCTGGACAAACTCGCCGAACGTCTCCAGCGCTCGCGCGCTGTGGCCGAGGCCATGGTGCGCAAGCTGGACAACGCACCCGAAGGCCGGGCGGCCCGCCTCAACGTCGAGTTGCTGCATTCGGCTGTCACCGATTTGTTTCTCAAGGTCGAGGCGGCGGGCGAGGACGGCGCTCCCGTCTCCTTCGACCCCCGCACCGTCCACGATCTGGCCAAGGCCCTGGACCACCTGACCCGTGCCCAGGACCGCGACCAGACCGCCACCCTGAAACTGCGCGAACTGGTGGCCGCCCAGACCAAGGCGGCGGCCGGCAAGGCGGCCGAGGCGGTGGCCAAGGAAAAGGGCCTGTCGGCCGACCTCATCACCGCCATCAAGGCCTCCATCCTGGGTGTCCAGACCCCGAAGGCCGCCTGATGTCCGTCATCGGCCGCGCCATCACCACGGAGGAATGGGCCGAACTGCGTCGCCAGGCCTGCCAGTCCCTGCCCGACTGGATGGCCGGGGCCGAACTGCCGGCGGTGCTGATCTCCTATCAGCAGCAGCTGCTGGCCAGCACGGCCCTCCACCGGGTGGTGGTGGTCGAGAAGTCGCGCCGCACCGGCTTCACCTGGGCGGTGGGCGCCGATGCCGTTCTCACCGCCGCCGCCGCCCGCGCCGCCGGCGGCATGAACGTCTATTACATGGGCTACAACCTGGAGATGGCGCGCGACTTCATCGACGTCTGTGGCATGTGGGCCAAGGCCTTCAACCAGGCGGCCAGCGAAACCGAGGAATTCGTCTTCGACGATTCCACCGGCGACGGCGAACGCTTCGTCAAGGCCTTCCGCATCACCTTCGCCAGCGGCTATTCCATCGTCGCCCTGCCGTCCTTCGCCCGTTCCCTGCGCGGCAAACAGGGCTACGTCATCCTCGACGAGGCAGCCTTCCACGACAGCCTGGCCGAGGTGCTGAAGGCGGCCCTGGCCCTGTTGATGTGGGGGGGCAAGGTGCTGATCATCAGCACCCACGACGGCGACCAGAACCCCTTCAACATCCTGGTCGAAGACGTCAAGAAGGGCCGCAAGCCCTATCACCTGGTGACGCTTGACTTCGACCAGGCGCTGAAGGAGGGCCTGTACCAGCGCATCTGCCTGGTCACCGGCCAGGCCTGGTCCGCCGAGGCCGAGGCCAAGTGGCGCGACGAGATCATCGGCTTCTATGGCGACGGCGCCGACGAGGAGTTGTTCGTCATCCCGGCCAGCGGTTCCGGCACCTACATCCCTGCGACGCTGATCGAGCGCGCCCAGCGCCCCGGCATCCCGGTGGTGCGCCTGGATTGCCCGGCCGAATTCCTGGAAGTGGCCGACCATCTGCGCGAGGCCGAGATCCGCGCGTGGTGCGAGGCCAACCTGCTGCCGCTGCTGGCCAGGCTGGACAACAAGCACCGCAAAGCCTTCGGCATGGACTTCGCCCTGAAGGGCGACCTTTCGGTGATCTGGCCGGTGGAGCTGTTCGACGACATGACCGACGCGCCGCCCTTCGTGGTGGAGATGTGGAACGTCCCCTACGCCCAGCAGCGCCAGATCCTGTGGTACATCCTGGACCACCTGCCGCGGTTCATGGGCGGCATCATGGACGCCACCGGCAACGGCGGCCCCCTGGCCCAGGAGACCGCCACCCGCTACGGCACCGGCCGCATCATCCAGCAGACCATCAACGCCGGCTGGTACGCCGAGGTGATGCCGAAGTTCAAGGCCGCCTTCGAAGACGGCACCACCGCCATCCCCGCCGACGTGGCGATCTACACCGACCATCGTGCCATCAAGCTGGTGCGTGGCGTCGCCCAGGTGGTGCGCCAGGCCGCCGAGAAGGGCAAGGGCGAAGACAAGGCGGCCGCCAAGGTCGGCAAGAAGCGACACGGCGATTCGGCCATCGCCCACCTGCTGGCCCGCCTGGCCGTGCGCATGGCGGCGGCCGACTGGGAGCAGTTCGAAACGGCCGGCCCGCGCGAGGGCACCGGCGGCGCGGCCGAAACGGTGGTCGGCCTGTCCCCGGCTGGCGATGCCGGCGACGAGGGCCTGGGTGCCGAGGAGTACGTATGATGGCCAAGCAGCCGCCGCCCAAGCCCAATTTCGACGAGATGGCCGCCTCCGGCGATGCCGACGAGGTCTCCGGCCTGCTGGCCGGCGAACTGCGCCTGCCCCGCGACGAAATCCTGCGCACCCGCGGCGGCGGCCGGCTCCGCATCTATGAGCGCCTCAAGCGCGACGACCAGGTGGCCAGTTGCTTCCAGCAGCGCACGCGCGCCGCCATCGCCCGGCCGTGGACCGTGGAACCCGGCGGCACCGCGGCGATCGACAAGGCGGCCGCCGAATTCGTCGGCGAGCAGCTGGGGCGCGTCAACTGGGACCGCGTCACCGAAAAGATGCTGAACGGCATCTTCTACGGCTATGCCGTGGGCGAGTGCATGTGGGGAATCGACGGCGCCCGCGTCACCCTGGCCGACATCCGCGTGCGCCGGGCATCGCGCTTCCGCTTCGACCGCGACGGCGCGCTCCGCCTGATCCGGCCCGACCGGCCCCTGGGCGAAGTCATGCCGGCCTTCAAGTTCTGGACCTTCAATGCCGGGGCCGAAGACGACGACGACCCCTATGGCCTTGGTCTGGGCCATTACCTGTATTGGCCGGTGTGGTTCAAGCGCAACGCCCAGAAATTCTGGGCGTTGTACCTGGAGAAGTTCGCCATGCCGACGCCGGTGGCCGAAGTGCCGCCCGGTTCGACCGTCGACGAGCGCCGCAACGTCATCCGGGCCCTGAAGGCCATAACCAGTGATTCGGCCGTGGCCATGCCCCAGGGCGTGGCCTGGAAGCTGGCCGAGGCCACCCGCCAGTCAGGCGGCGATTACGGCCAGTTCTACCGGCTGATGGATGCGGCGATCGCCAAGATCGTCCTGTCGCAGACGATGACCACCGAAAACGGCTCGAGCCTGGCCCAGGCCAAGGTGCACGCCGACGTGAAGATGGAGGTGGTGCAAAGCGACAACGACTTGGTGTGCGAGTCCTTCGTCGCCGGCCCGGCCGCCTGGCTGACCCAATGGAACTTTCCCGGCGCCGCCACCCCGAAAGTGTGGCGCGACCATTCCGAACCCGAGGATCTGAAGGCCCGGGCCGAGCGCGACGAGAAGGTCTACGGCCTGGGCTTCGAGCCGACGCCGGGATACATCGACACCGTTTATGGCGAGGGCTGGGTCAAGCGCGCCGCCCCGGCCCCGGCGCCGAACGCCGCCGTCACGCCGCCGCCGGCCACGCTCGAATTCGCCGAAGCGGCGGGCGATGCCGTCGACGTCGTGGCCGAGGACGCTGCCCGTCTGGCGGCGCCGGCCATCGACGCGCTGATCGCTGGCCTGGCGGCGGAGATCGCCGCGGCCGACAGCCTGGAGGCCGTGCGGCAACTGCTGCTGGCCAAGGGCGTCGGCGCCCCCGTCGACGACCTGGCCGCCGTGATCGGCGAGGCCATGGTGGTGGCCGACCTTCGGGGCCGCGCCGACCTGTCGGGGGACGGCTGATGGCCGAAGCCCAGCCCGTCCACTTCACCGAAGCCATCGACTTCTTCCGCCAGAAGGTCCAACTGCCGTCAAAGGCCTGGACCGATCTGTGGGAGGGCATGCACGCTCGGGCCTTCGTGGTGGCCGGCGCCACCAAGGACGCCCTGGTCGCCGATCTGTACGCCGCCGTCGACAAGGCCATCGCCACCGGCACCACCCTGGCCCAGTTCCGCAAGGATTTCGACCGGATCGTCGCGGACCACGGATGGACCTACAAGGGCGGGCGCGCCTGGCGCGCGCGGGTGATCTTCGACACCAATCTGCGCATGGCCAATTCAGCCGGCAGGTGGGACCAGGCGCAGCGGCTGAAGGCGCGCCGCCCGTTCGCGCGCTACATCCACACCCACGGGTCCCACGATCGGCCGGAACACGTCGCCTGGCACGGCACCGTGCTGCCGCTGGACGATCCCTGGTGGTCGACCCATTGGCCCGCCAACGGGTGGGGCTGCAAGTGCACCACCCAGACCCTGTCGCCCCGCGAGGCCGAAGCCGAAGGCTACCGCCCCGACACCCCGGCGCCGCCGGTCGACTGGGAAGACAGGACCATCAACACCCCCACCGGCCCGGCGACGGTTCGGACGCCAAAGGGAATCGACCCCGGCTTCGGCTACAATGTGGGCGAGGCATCCATCGGCCGCGGCGCCCAGGCGATGGCGATGGAGCGTCACGGCAAGTGGGAGCCGCTGGCGGCGCCCGGGCAGCCGACCGCCGCCGGCCCGCTGGCGCCGGTCACACCGGCGGCGGGCCTGGGACCGCAGGCGGCGAAGGGCGACGAGGCGCGCCTGCGCGCCCTGCTGCGCCAGGCGCTGGGCGGCGATTCGGTGGTGCTGAAGGATCCCGCCGGAGGGCGCGTGCTGCTGGGCCAGGGCCTGGCCGACCACATCATGCTGGATCCCGGCAGGCGCTGGGGGCGCGAGGGCTATTTCCCGTTCCTGCGCGGTCTCGTCGAGGCGCCCCAGGAAATCTGGGTGGGGTGGACGAAGAACACCGCCAGCGGCCGGGTGGCCATCCGGCGCCGCTACGTGCAGCTGCTGGACCTGGGCAAGGACAAGACCTTCGGCCTGGTCGCCGATGCCGATGGCGGCATGTGGTCTGGCCTGACCGTATTCCATGGAGCCCCAAGCGGCCTCAAGGGCCTGCGTCAAGGCCTGCGCGTCTACCAGAAGCCGTGAGGGGAGGAGAGACTATGGGTCCGCACTTCCCACGTCGCCCGGCGCCTTCCATCGGGGTGCGGCCCTCGGCCGGCCGGCGCCTGCCCCATCAACATAGGCCTTTCCCCCCGCTGGTGCCAGTGTATCCTGCGCCACCCCCTACGGCGCCCGCTGAGGCCGATGCGGCCCCCGAATGGCCGGCAGTAGCCGGGGACCCCGTTCCGGGCGCGCTACCCCGTTCAAAACCTGTTCAACGTCGACGTTGCCGCCCCACCGGACGGACAGTGTCCGGCCCGCCCGCCGCCGCGACCAAAGTTAGGGTGTCTTCGTCACCAGACATCGGGGGTGTCCCGTGCCAGAAGTAGACCCGAAGCCCTTCGCCATCTTTCGTGCCGGTCGCCACACGGCCGCGGACGGCCGCACCCTCGACTTCTCGGAAGCCGACATGGCCGCCGCGGCCTCGGCCTACGACCCGGCGGTGTACGAGGCGCCGATCGTCGTCGGCCACCCCAGGGACACCGCCCCGGCCTTTGGCTGGATCGCCAAACTGGAGTTCGCTGGCGGCCAGGTGTCGGCGACGCCGCGCCAGGTCAATGCCGACTTCGCCGAACAGGTGCGAATGGGCGCCTACAAGAAGGTCTCGGCCAGCTGGTACCTGCCCGATGCTCCGGCCAATCCCAAGCCGGGCGTCCACACCCTCCGCCACGTCGGGTTTCTTGGTGCCCAGCCCCCGGCGCTGAAGGGCCTGCCACCGGTCGAATTCGCCGCCGGCGACGAAGAGGGCACCGTCACCGTCGAGTTCGCCGAGATGCCGGCCTGGCGCGAGTCCTCGGCCTGGCGCACGGCGGCCGGCCTGCTGCGGCGCCTGCGCGAATGGATGATTGCGGATCGCGGGGCCGAGGCGGCCGACAAGGCGATGCCGGCCTGGGACATCGACGAGCTGGAGCGCATGGCGACGGCCGTTGATGTCGCCGCCGCGGCGTCGGCGGCAGCTCCGCCCCCATCCTTCGCCGAACCCCCACCCACCCCCGAACCCAAACAGGAGACGCTCTTGGCGATCGAAGATGAAAAGAAGGCGGCGGACTTCGCCGAACGCGAAGCCGGCCTGGCCAAGCGCGAAGCCGCCCTGGCGCGGTCCGAGAACGCGGCCTTCCTGGCCGGCCTGGTGGCCGAGGGCCGCCCGCTGCCGGCCCCCGAGGCCCAGGTGCTGGACTTCATGGAGGCCATCGCCGGCGGCGGCATCGTCGATTTCGGCGAAACCGGCGGCAAGCTGCCCGCCGTGGGCGCCTTCAAGGCGATGCTGAAGGCCCTGCCCAAGCAGGTCGACTTCAGCGAGCGCGCGGGCGGCGATAGCGGCGACGGCGACATCAATCCCGCCGACGTCGCGCGCCAGGCTGTGGCCTTCCAGGAGGAGCAGCAGAAGTTGGGCCTCACCATCACCACCACCGAAGCCGTCGCCCGCGTGACGAAGGCTGCTGCGGGAGGCGCGAAATGAGCGGCCCCTACGCCAAGTCCCGTGATGCCGCCGGCGCCATCGCCCCCTACCGCATCATCAAGCACGGCGCCACCGATTACGCCGTGCTGCAGGCGGCGGCCGCCACCGACGCCATCTGCGGCGTCACCCAGCAGCTGGGCGCAGCCCAGGGCCAGCGCGTCGACGTTGCGATCGGCGGCGTCGAAACCGAGGTCGAATACGGCGGCATCGTCACCCGCGGCGATCCGCTGACCTCGGATGCCAACGGCAAGGCGGTGAAGGCCGTGCCGGTGGCCGGCCAGGTGGTGCGCACCATCGGCTTCGCCGACGTCTCCGGCGTCGCCGGCGACGTCGTCCCCTTCACCTTCGCGCTTGGGGTGATCGCCACCCCGGCCGCGCCGTAAGGAGGCGCCCGTGCCCAACACCGCCCCGTTCGTGGTCAGCCCCCAGATGACCGCTATCGCCATCGCCTACAGCAACCCCGCCCACACCCTGATCGCCGACCTGGCGATGCCGCGCCAGGGCGAGGAGCTGAAGACCAAGGAATTCCGCTGGAAGGAATACGCCCTGGCCGACGGCTTCACCGTTCCGGACACCCGCGTCGGCCGCACCGGCCAGCCCTCCAAGGTCACCTGGTCGGCCACCGAGCGGACGTCCAGCTGCGAGGACTTCGGTCTCGAGGAAGACGTCCCCAACGACGACG